GGTGGGGTTACAATGTCCAGTATTAAGATCGATTACTTATAATTATTATATTATTTGTACAGATTACTATGTATATAGGATAGGACGGAGTCCCATATGACCGTACTCTAGTCGGGTATGGGTGGTATCTGAATAACTGGACTTTGTCCACTATTCCTGTATAATGGTGTTTATCGGTTGAGCAATTATGTTCGATTGGTCTGAAATTCACGATATCGTGAATTTGAGTTTTTTAAATTAAATTGGAGAATTACTCATGAAACAATTATCAAACGCTTTAGAAACAAAATGTAACGAAGTTGTAGATTTATTTATGAATGGGGTTTATTCTGAAGAACAAGCAATTGTAAAAACTGCTGAAATTTTAGGAACGAATCCAACATTTGATTTATGGGAACAAGTTTTTGAAAGTATGCATAAAACATTTGTAAAGGCTAAAAAAGTTACAGAGGGAACAGCTACTAATAATCTTACAAAGATTAAAAAGCAGTTGAAAGAAAAATTTGAAATCGTTAAACCACAAACTGCAAAGGCTAAAAAACAAGCTGAACAAAAAGCAGAGAGAGACGCTACAGTTGAGCATTTAAGTAATGATGAAATTGCTACAGCTATGGTTTCAAGCGTTGGAAATAAAACCAGACTTGATACATTGGCAAGAGTATTAAGAAATAGAAACAAAGCCAATGAAAAACAAGAAAATCAAAACGCAAAGGAATTAATTAATAAAGGTATCAAAGAAATCAAAGAGTGGATAACGCTAGATGCAAACACTGAAACTCAAATTTCCAGAGTTGAGAAAGTGTTAGCATTTATTCACCAAAACTAAAATTCACGATATCGTGAATTTGAAAACTAGGGCTACTTCGGTAGCCCTTTTTTTTGTCACTTCGTGACCGTATGACCGTATTGGATATCCAATACAGGTTGGCTAAAATAATGGTTGGCAAATTCGATCGAGTTACACTTTTGTCCTATTCAAACACTCTTGACAATGTCTGTCATTTTAGGTGTTTGAATACAAACGCAATGATAGCAAGGGATTACAGGCTATTCAAACATTATTACATTATAACACTACTATATAGTGTTTAGAGATTGAAAATTAGAATATACATATTGTATATTTACCAAGTTAACTTCGTAAGAGCCTCTTACGCGATGTAATAACAACAATATAGGTGTTATAATGTCATTTTACTTTATAATCAATAACTTACAGTGTTTGAATACATTTGTGCCAATTTCAAAGGTGTTATATTACTTTATAATCAATAACTTAATGTGTTTGAATAGGACAAAAGTGTAACTATAACAAAGTTAACAAAGTTAATATAATCAACGACTTGATAAAATGACAGACAATGTCAACCCAACAGGACAAAAGTGTAAACTCTGGACACAAAGAGGACAATAGTGTCAAAAGAGGACAATAGTGTACTAACAATATGATAGGACAATAGTGTTAAAAATATACATATTGTATATACAGATTGTATATTTTAGGACAAAAGTGTCATCAATTTCACCCCAACACACCACGCTCATTTTTCACATGATGTGCAACAGGACAAAAGTGTTACATTATTGTCCTGTCTCAAATTCACGATTTCATGAATTTGTGCTAAACAGGACAAAAGTGTATACTAATATTCCAACAAAGAGAGGAGTAAATGTGCACTATGGAACAACAAATAAAACACCCCCAACCAAAAGAAATAAAAGACATGCGACTTTCGATCGAATTATCGCAGGAACAAGCAGGAAATTTATTGCATGTAAATGGTCGACATTTTCGTAGGTGGGAGGTTGGCGAGAGTAAAATGCCATTGGCTTATTGGGAACTATTCACAGTAAAAGTTCGGGTATTAAAACAGAGACAACAAGCGAGGCCAATGTCATGACAGATACCTATTATATTCCCGATGCAAACACTATAAAAAATCATAGACTTCGAGCACAACTTACTCAAAAAGAAAGTGCGAAAATGGTATGTGTTACACAAGCAACATGGGCGAGGTGGGAAAAGGAACATACACGCATGCCTGCAGGGCTATGGAAATTATTTATTATAGAGACAAAGCTTACTCACGAAGTTAACGAAGCTAACGAAAAAATACCCAAAACAACGCTACAAACTCTTACTGACTCATGGGACGAAGTACTTGACAATGTCCATAATTAATGGTATAATGTTATATGGACGGTGGGAAATAACGCCTTCCATATACTCAAATTCACGATTTCGTGATTTTGAGAAATTAACCTTAAATTAACACAAGGAGAAATATTATGGAAAAAGAACATGAATCATGGCAAGAACGACAAGCTAGAGAACAAAAAGAACTACGAGTTGCTCTTCAGTATGTATGGGCGCAACTCAAAGAAGCAGGAGCAAAGCGTATAGAAATAGAATTTGAAGGTGGTGGTGATGAAGGACAGATAGATTCTATTAATACCTTTGACGCAGATGGTAATAAAATCGACACTACAGTTGAGTTTCTAGGCAATGTAGTAGCTAAAAAAGTAATGTCCAACAATGGTGAACCATATGAAAACCTCAATGCTGTTCTCGAGGATTGGGCATACAAAATACTCGATGCAACAGGCGAGGATTGGTATAACAATGCAGGTGGTTACGGTCAGACAGAGATAACTGGGTTTGACACAGACAACCTAAAAATTGAAACAGACATGAATGTTCGAATTGAAGAGGTACAAAATACTTTACATGAACAAGATATACCTATGGATTTCGATCAATTTATGTTGCAAGCAAAACAACAAGCTAGGAGGGTAACAAAATGAATGATGACTTCAAAAAAGAACTTAAATGGTTATCAATACAAGCGTGGATATTGATAACAATAGCACTGCTATTGCCAATTGGGTTTATGTTATTAATGAATTGGATGTTAGGAGGATAATATGCACACATATCATCATGCACTCACGAGTGTAAAGAAATGGGGTGGTAAACCCGAAGACTATCAAGCCATACACAATTGGTTTGATGATACTAAAGAAACATTTGCAGACTTTAGACATAGGGCACTCCGACACCATTCACAAGGTATATTTGAATGTGAACGAGTGTTTGGATTAACCATTACCAATAGTGATAACAAAAAAGTTCCTGTTAGATATATTGGTGAGCAACATGTTAAGGAAGATTGTGGTGGTCGCATACCTAGTGTATCTGATTGGTTTCGAAACATAAGACCTGAAAGTTGGATGTCACGAGGTTATGATACTTTAAATAATAAATACTTAAATTCACGAAATCATGAATTTGAGAACAAAGGAGAAAAATAATGTACACACTAGAACAGATAATGGAAACATGGAAAGAAGTTTATGGTGAAGATATGGCTGAAGAATATGTGGGATTTTTAGACGCTCTTCAAGGTCGAGGTCATGCAGATGATAAGGAGAACGCATAATGGACACTTATACCCCTAAAGGATTAAAGTCAAGGGACACAATAGCAGTAAGACGCAAAAAACGTAATTGGTATTTGTTAGGTGTAACAACAGGTATAATAATTGGGTATGTATTGAAGGCTTTATCATGAGCAGACCTTATAATAAATTATTAGACGCTGACAAGGTTCTTATATTTATGCGAATACTTCGTGATAGTGGTGTAACTAATATGTTAGGTGCACCACCCTACTTAAGAACACAATTTCCTGGAATGACCAAACAAGAAGCTATGGATATTACTCTAGCGTGGTTTGGTCATGCACCCGAAACTGTTGACCTATCAGTTGCATATGACAAAAAATATAAAGACTTTTTTGATACAATAGAAGCGTTTGAACCAAAATTTAGGAGATTATAGATGGCAGTAAGTAAACTTAAAAGTGAAGACATTGATTATATATACATTGACACAAGAGAACTTACATTCAGAATTGTTATGAATGATGATACAGGTGAAGATGTAGTGGTAGATGCTGACAATATTGATTTGAGTCATCTTGCGATAGATGATTTATGTGATGATGTTAAAAGACATATTGAAGACGGAAAACCTTTAAAAATTGTACGAGAACCAAGTATAATAACCTTTGAAGCTGATACAAACCTTAAGGAGTAGATATGAGTGAGTACATAGATTTACCTGATGGGTGGACTTGCATTAAGTGTGGCGATGAGTATCTAAATGACATTGAGGGTAAGCTTGTCGATAACTACACTGAAGGTACGCTCTGTAAAAAATGTAATCAAGAGGAGGTAACATCATGAGTGAAGATAATTATGATACTTATATTGTTACTATTTCAAAACAATATAAAACTTTAAAAGTCAATGCATCTTCTTCAACAGAAGCTGTAAGAATTGCAAAGCAATTACCATGGGAAGAACCTGTTGATGTTATAGAAGCAAATTTAGAACCTTCTAAAGAAGATAAAGAAACTACCGAAGCTTTAGAGAGTTTAGAAAATGAGTTGCTTAATAATACAAACAGGTTTTGTATTAATGGGAATTGCGAAGATTAACGAAGTTAACGAAAGGTAAACAATGAACAAGAAAGCACACCAAATGACAAAAAGATACAAACTAAAAAACGGCTCCGATATAGGTTATAAACGAGCCGTTTCTAACATATCTAAACTACTACGTAAAAATTTAGAACTTACATCAACACAGATTACTGACCGACTTGAGTTTAAAGTAAATGAGTTAACTTTTTTGCTTCCATATTTAACAGGAAAAAATATTTTAAGTTCTCGTAGAACTGACGCACATACACTGGTGTATTATAAGAACATTCCTAATGCACTGGCAGAACTTTTTTACCCTCAACCAAAATATCCCCAAAGCGTTATTAAAGGGCGATACACTCATCGATCAAAATAAGGAATAAAAATGGCCAAAATTAAATGTAAAAATTGTGATAAACACATAGCAACATCTCGTCATGTGTTAGGTTTTAAGACTTGTTTAAAATGTGGAGAAGAGGAAGCTAAAAAAGTTATGCATTGCATAGTTCCAATGCACAAATCTAACTATGTAGTTGTTACAAGATTAGAAGATTTAAAAGGAATTAATAACAAAGGAGGGATAATAAAATGACTTGACAATGTCCAGTTTATGTGTTATAATTATATATAAAGCGTGGGAAATTACGCTTTATTTTTTACTCAAATT